TAATGGAATTAGATCCTAAATTTTCTCACGCAATTTTAAATAGATGGAGTCAATTTACCGGCGATGATCCAGTAAGAAGTGATGGTAGGAGATGGAGTGAGGTGAGTAAAAATGAATAATGCCACACCAAACACACAAACCCAACCAGTAAAACTTGCCCCAGTCAAGAGAGAGGAGATGATCAACACTATACGAGAACAGGCTGGCAATATTACTGCGATTGCGATAACTCTTAAATGGGGAAAAGATAGAAAGAAGGTATATCGTTATCTAAAAAAACATAAACTTAATGAAGAAGTAAAACAGGCTAGAGAGATGCTTATAGATAGAGCAGAGCTTAACATTGCTAAATCAGTCCAAGAAGGAAATATTGATGACTCTAAATTCGTACTCCAAACAATAGGAAGGAAAAGAGGATGGGGAAGTAAAGTCGAAATAGAGGAAGAGGGGACCCTTAGGGTAGTTCATATATATAAGCCGGATGTTCCAAATGTATGATTGGAAACCATTTCCGAAACAAGAACTTGCTCTTAAGAGTACGGCATTCGAGACACTCTTTGGTGGAGCACGTGGCGGCGGCAAGACGGCTGCTGGACAGACTTGGCTAATTGGACCTAAATACGAAGCTGATAAACTTTATATTGATCACCCTCTTTATAGAGCTTTAGTTCTAAGAAAAAACTATGATGATTTGGTAGACTGGCTTGATCGGGCAGAAAACTTTTATAGTTCATTAGGTGGGACTATTGCTCAGAAACCTGCCATAGTATCCTTCCCTTCTGGTGCTTTATTTAGGACTGGTCACTTAAAAGACCGCAGCTCATATGAAAAGTATTTAGGCCATGAGTATCAAAGGATTCTTATTGAAGAGGTAACTTTAATTCCACAGGAATCATACTATATTAAGGTTCTGGGATCATGCAGGTCAACCATTCCAGAGCTTAAGCCAAAGATATTCTTGACCACCAATCCCGATGGTCCCGGCCACGCATGGGTAAAACGACGATTCGTTGATCCTGCACCGCACGGACAAGAGTTTATTGGAACTGATACTGGGAGACCTAGGGTGTTCATTCCTTCTACGATTGATGACAATCCTGTTTTAGTGGAGAGAGACCCTGGTTATGTAAAATATCTTGATGGCCTAAAAGTATCAAACGAGGAGTTATGGAAAGCATGGAGGGTGGGAGACTGGAACATCTTCATTGGACAGGTATTCACTGAGTTTATGGGAGCATCGCACGTTATACCAGCACCAGATTTTCCTTTAGCTAACTGTAAGCGTCTGATCACCTTTGACTGGGGATACAATGCACCCGGGTGCGCCCTGTGGCTTGCAGTGGCACCTGAAGATAGATTCGGCATTCAAAGAGTGTTTTGTTATCGGGAACTGTATCAGAATCAAAAGACACCGGAGCAGTGGGCAGATGAGATCAGCGTGTTTACCAAATTAGAAAAAACTGAGATGATGATCCTTCCAAGAGATTGCTTTGCTTCTCCGCAGGGTGGTAGATCTATTGCATCAGTATTTCAAAGTAAAATAGGTACTACTATTATTGAGGGTGAGTCATTGACACGCGCGGCGAGAATCAATCGTCAGGCAGTCACGCACCAGTTCTTATCAAATGCCCGGGATGGACGACCTAATCTATACATTCTTGAGCGTTGCAGGAATCTTATCAGGACCTTGCCCGAATTGGTTTATGATGAGGTGGATGTGGAGTTAGTGGATAGTGAGGGGGAGGATCATGCGTACGATAGTTTAGGCATGGGATTGGTAACAATCAAACAGAAGTATAAACTGCTTTCTGGTCCGGTGAGACCCGATATCCACGGTAATGAGCCGGGATTGATGGTCACCAGAGCTGGGAAGTTGTACTCACCCGACTTTTGGGAAGAGTTTAAGCACAGAGATTTGAATAAAAAAGGTATTCCCGAAAAATAAGTGATATAATATATTTGAGGTACTATATTGCTGATACCGGCTGCCTTCCAAAACAAATGTCCAGAGATATCAGTTTGGTTAGACGATAGCGATGATGAGATAGAGAAAAAGTTTCATTGCTTGGTTTGCGGTAAAACGGTCTTCGAGTACTGTGGTAATGTTAGGATTATTATTGCCGGTAAACACTATGATAAAAGACCAAAGATAGTGCAGTGTAATAATATAGTAATAATGGACAGTATCACTCGGCAAGTGGCAAACATCTCATCAGAGGATTTCACCATTCACCGGGACCGCTATTTCAAAATAAAATGCCGCACCAAATATTGGATATCGTAAGGAGTTAAAATGAATACTACCCAGACACCAATCGAATCACAGGAGGAAGTAAGGCAAGAAGAAGCCTCATTGATTCATCCGTCATTGGATTTGAAGATTGAAGATAATATTTTACTTAAACTCATTGAGAGACGAGTAAAAGACGATGATGCATTTTACGATAAAATGAAACTCGAAGCGAGACGCAAAAAGAACGAGGAGTACTATTTAGGTAAACAGGTTGAAGTTGGCAATTTAGATGAAAACTGGCAAATACCTTATATCGATAACATTATCTGGCAGGATCTTGAGGTTCGTTGTGCTTTGGCATCAACGAGGATTCCTGATATTTTAGTCATCCCTCCGGCTGACGATCCCTTCCATCGTGATCGGGCCCGAAAACTTGAGCAAGGATTGGATGTCCGACTTAACAACGAGGAGATTCGTCGCTTGATCAAGGATGGTATTCGCAATAACCAAATGAATTTTATCGGGGTTGCCAAGGTTAGATGGGATGATTCAATTGGTAAAGACGGTGATTATATCTATGAATTGGTAAATCCTAAAAAGATTGGGTTTGATCATAAAGCCACGATTCCTCATGATGGATACACGGCCGATAACATGGAGATTATATATGAATGGATAGAGGAATCAGTCAGTAAAGTTATGGCCAAATTCCCCGATAAGAAGGAAGAGCTTAAAAAAGAGTTAGAGATTGTTTTAGGGACGACCTTGCAATTGGCCTCGAAAATGCGTTATTTGGAGATCTGGTTTACTTGGTATGACAGAGACGGAGAGAGACAGGAAGGCGTGTGTTGGAAATATAAGAACATACTCCTTGGCAAATCAAAGAACCCTTATTACGACTGGGAGGGTGTGGATGAGGCTTCCGATAAATTAGATGAGAATGGTCAACCAACGACTGAACGAGTCATGAAGAACTTTTTTGATCAACCTCGTAAACCTTATATTTTCTTTTCTTATCAGAACCTTGGCAACACGGCCCTTGACGACACTTCAGCGGTTGAGCAGACGATTCCTTTGCAGAGAAGTGTCAACAAGCGTGGTAGGCAGATTACAGAGATTTCTGATAATGCCGTGCCTAAAAAGGTATTTAATGGCAACTTTATTACTAAAGAAGAAGCACGCCGAGTTTCAAATGATCCGGGCGAGCACGTCTGGTTAGATGGCGGCGGTGGTAACTTGACCGATGTCAGGCAAGCATTCGGCACGGTGGTATCACAACCACCATCACCGATTCTATTTGACGATCAGCAAGCCAACCGTGGTCAAATTGACTCTAAGTTCTCCACTCATTCAATTACTCGCGGAGAGATGACATCTTCAGAGTCAGGTATTTCAAGACAGATTACTAAGTCAGGCGATACTGTAATCATGGATGATTTAGTTAACACGATGGTGGTTCGGGTTGTCAAAGAATTAGCAGGGTGGTCAATTCAAATGATGAAGAATATGTACGATAAAGACCACTTTGTACGTTCGTTAGGCAAAGACGGCGAGATGATTTCATTGACATTGACTCAAGATAAGATTGACGATGGCGTGGCATTGCAGGTCAAAGCATCTTCAACCTCTAAAGAACAGCGCCGAGTTGAAGCAATTGATATGGCCAAGACTAAAAACATCGATCCGCTATCACTATTTGAGGATCTGGATGTTCCAAACCCACGAGAACGAGCAGAGCGATTAGTAGCATTCTTAATAGGCGAACAAGATGCATTTCAAACCTATCGTCAAGCAATCGGTATCGGTCCGGCCGGGGAGATGGCAACCGGCGACGCGGCTTTGGGAGCGCAGGAAGCTAACAAAGATCTTGAGCAATTACTGGCTGGTCAATTAATAGAACCAAAAGGCATTCCAACTGAGCAATATGTCCAGGTATTCTTGGATTTCGTCAATTCTGGTAAATTAGAGCAGGTATCACCACAAGCCCAGCAGGTGATCCAACAATTCGTTCAGAAACTCAAAGAGATGATTGATGCACACGCTGCGCAGTCTGTACCTCCGGCTCAAGCACCGGGAACGCCTCCAACAGGGCTTCCTGCGGCACCACCGGCTGCCCCAATGGCACCCCCAGCGGCACCGGCGGCTTTACCTCCTACTTCAACTGCATTACCGCCGACGACATTGCCAGCAATGTAAATGTGATATAATAAATTTAGTTAGGAGTCATCATGCCTTTACTATCAGGAAAAGCAAACATTGGTAAAAACATTGCCACCGAAGAATCACATGGAAAGCCTAAAAAACAGGCCATTGCTATTGCATTAAACGTCGCAAGAAAAGGCGGAGCAAGTATTCCAAAAAAGAAACATTCAAAAGCAGAAGTTCATAAAATGGCAATGGAAGAGTTAAAGAAAAAAGCTAAAGAGGCATAACATGGCAAGTGACAAAGTTATCGCTACGGCAGTGAAGAAATTTAACCCATCCATTCATCTTAATGAGAAGGAACTGCCGGCAATGAAAAAATGGAAGGTTGGTAGCGAATACGACATGATCATTCACGCTAAGATGGTATCTTCAAATGTAGATATGGAAGGTGATCCAATGATGGAAATGCCAGCAACGAAGAGTAAGAATAAAAAGCCGATGATGTCAGGTAGATTTGAGGTCATTTCAGTAGACGCGCCGGGTGGATCACATGAGATTAACGAGGATGAATACAGCGATACTAAAATTAAAATGTTAGAAGAAAAAGCAAAAGAATAACAATATAATTTAATTAGAAAGGAGCATTAAAATGCCCAAGAACCCTATGGAGAATCTCTTAGGAGATGATCCTGCTAATCCAACACCACCAGCCCCGGCCACGCCGCCAGCGGATGATAAACCAAACGAATTAGAAGAACTACGAACAGACGTCAACACCCTTGGCGAGGGTCTTCAAAAAGTCACAGGAATGTTAGAAGAAATTGCCGAGAAACTTCCATCAGAACCAGCGGCACCGGCCGCCCCAGCAACAACAGATGAAGAGCCGCCTTATTCTGGGCCCGAAGGTCAACCTAAGGATTGGAAGGAAGTTAGAGAGAAAGCTAAGGAAGACGCTGAAAAAGCCACCGAAGCTAAACTTGCAGAAAAGGAAGAAGAGGCTAAATCATTCAGAGAAGCAGAAGCAAAGACACGCAAAGCTATGAACGATGATTTTGACCAGCAAGTTGTGGAGTTGGAGAAGGAAGGTTTGATCACGCCAGTTAAGGATCAGGACAATGCAGACGACCAAGGACGCTCAGAACGCCGGGAATTGTTTGGATTATCAGCAAAGATTGGCACTAGCAGACTAAAAGAAGTCGCTCCTATATTAAAGGCATTGCACGATACTGGACAGGCATTCGATCTTAAGACAGGCAAAGTCATTCGCACCAAATCCTCTGGGTATGGCAAACAAGTGCCAGTGGGGTCATCAACTCACGGTGGCGGAAGTTCAAAAGGGTCTATTGACTATAAAACTCTTCACGAGAGTTCAATAGATAGTCTTATCGAAATGTCGAAAAACGCCTAGACCATTGACTTTTTGAGATTAGGTATTCTATAATAAAGTAAAGACACTATAAGTAGTCCGCCTATTTTGGCGGTATTTTTGTAATAAATAATAGAAAGGAAAATCATGACTTTTAGCGATCAGGTAATGGCACTCACACAGGAAGTGCTAATTCCAAAAGTCGTCGATGGAGTGTTAAATTCTAACATCCTGCCCTTGCGTTTAATTGGCAACGCCAAAGAAGGCAAAGGCTACGACATTCGAAAAGCAATCAAGTATCAGAACTCCGGTTCTGCAAGCTCATTTAGTGGACTTGATACTTTCGCTGCGGCTCAACTTTCAACCCGCGTCAAAATGATTTATGACATGAGAGCGGCTCGTCAGCCCGTGGCTATCTCAGGAATGGATGCAATGGCCAACACTTCAGCCGAATCTCAAACCGATTTAGTCAAAGAATCAGTTGAAGAAACACAGCAAGAATTGATTGATGCAATCGGAACGATGCTTTATGGAACTGGTACTGGTAACGCGAATAAGGATTTCCTTGGATTAGGTGCGATCGTAGACGATGGGACTGACGTCACAACCCTCGGAGGTTTAACTCGATCTTCTTATGCATTCACTTACGGGACACGAACAGCTTCGGGCGGAACATTGACACTGGCCAAATTAGCAACTCTTTTCTCAGCAGTTGGATCTGGCAATGATACTCCGACTTTGATGGTTGGAAACGAAACCGTCTGGGATCTTTACGAACAGCTTTTGACTCCAATGGTTAGAGAACAATATCAAAGCATGGGTTACTACGATGTAGGTAAAGTTGGCGGAGCAAAGAGAGCCGGTCAAGGATTAGTTGGCACGCAAGGCTTCGTAGCGGTTACTTACAAAGGTATTCCTTTCGTTAGAGATGAGAAATGCACATCGCAAAATATCTTCATGCTTAATGAGGATTGGTTGCAATGGTACGGCTGGGATGCCAGAGGATTCGCTGGTTATAACAAGATTGCCTTCACTTCCTCACAAATCGAAGGACAATATTCAGAGCCTCCGATGTCCAACTTTACTGGCTTCAACTGGTCCGGTTTGAAAACTCCTACAAATCAGTTCGGTGTCATCGCGGCGATTCAGTTAGTTGGTAACTTGACCTCATGGCAACCACGTCGCCAAGGCAGACTCACGGGAATTACTGGGGTTTAACCTTAAGCAAATTTAATAAAATAGAAAGGAATTTAACATGAAACTTGAATCTAACGCCCTGATCATGGACTTCGATCCTCTTAAAGAGAGAACCGAAGCCGGATCGACACATAATATCGGCGAAGGCGTAACTCTAGCCGATCAACGAAAATTCCGTTACGCAGTGGCGGGTGAGGCTATCACGGCTGGTTATCTAGCGGTAGCACCAACCCCCCAAACAAGTTTATCAGGATTAGCTGTTTTAACTGGAGCTAAAGGCGCGCAAGTAATTACCTTCACTAATGCCGCGATTGCGACTATTGATACGGTTGCCGAATGTGCATACTTCTCAGAAGGTTATGTCATCGTCAGTTACGGCACAGCTTCACCTACTGGTATCGGGCAGGTTTTCAAGATTAAGAATCTTGAACCAGTGGCGACTGGAGCGACTGGTACGGTTAATCTATACGAACCTATCCAAGTTGCACTTAACACAGCTTCAAAGATTGACATCGTTCAGAATACCTATAACGGCGTGATTATGGATGTCTTGACTTCTAACGTCCCGGCTGGTGTATCACTTTCTGGAATCACAGCCGCCGGTGACTTTGGATGGTTACAGACACGAGGTTACTGCGGAGTTATGGCTGATGGCACAATCGACGCCCATCAAGAAATAGTAGCCGATGGTAGCACTGCCGGAGCGGTTGATGCAGCTTCTGAAACGATTGGGACTACCGTGGAACAACACATCTTAGGAAAGTCTTATTACGCTGGTGCGAGTGGTTATGCACATGCAGTTTTCTTGAGAATAGAATAAATAAAATAAGGGTTGACGAGCAGCTCGAAAGAGTCATTCAGGACCCAGAAAGGATTTTATGGCTAACGAAGAAGAATCTCCTATCGAAGAGGAGTTGGTAGATGATAAACCTGCCAAGAAAGATAAACCTGCTTTTTACAAAGGTTATGTTATCAGATGGTTGAAAGCCGAGGATCAGAAAAATCACCCAGATAGACATCTGGTTGATGAATATGATAAGAAATATGGAAAGGTGGCAAAATGAGATATAGTGATCACGCTCCTGCCTTAAGGTTCGGAGCTAAAATTTACCCAGAAGATTTAGCTGGAATGGTTGGACAACCGGTGGTTGGAAACATCTTTTACGTTGATGCGAACAACGGTTCGGATACTGCAAACAATGGGAAGAGTTGGAACAACGCCTACAAGACACTTGGTAAAGCTTATGAATCTGCCGTATCTTACAATTACGATGTGATTATTGTTGCTCCGAGTGAAAACTCCGTAACAGTAGAAGCATCTATTAGTTGGAGCAAAAGTTTTATCACGGTTTTTGGAGCAACCGCCCCGACTCATACCGCCCAGAGAGCAAGAATCGGTTTTGGTTCATCCGCTACCTCACCCTGCTTAACGATTTCAGGTATTGGTAATAGATTCATCAACTTGAAACTAGTCGTTGAAGAAGATATCAACGTTTTGGTTAGTATTACTGGAGAACGAAACTATTTTGATAATGTAAACTTTGCTGGTATCTGCAATGCTACTACTGGGGATGACACAGCGGCGAGATGTGTGGTTATTACTGACGCAGGTGAGAACTATTTCTTACGATGTAATGTTGGGGTTGATACTGTATTAAATTCAGCTGCGAACGCATTGGTGGAATTAAATGGTGCCAGTTCAGTTGCCAGAACGAAGTTTGAAGATTGTTTATTCACTATTGTTGCTGATAACTCCGGACCGAGCAGATTCGTATTGTTCACAGGTGCATATTCAAGTGAATGTTATACTTGGTTCAAAAACTGTCTATTCCTGAACACCAGAGGCGGTACTACTGCATTGGTAGTCGCAATGACTATTCC